GAAATACTCGTTGCATACCATTTGGCGGCCGCAGGCCTGTATCCGCACCGATGTATGCAGGACTGTTTTGAATATTACCTCCAAGTTGAAGAGGACTAGGATCGTTATCGTAAAATGTATCAGTGAATCCTCGAGATGCAGGATTATCGCGTATGTATCCATAATTGTACATCACAGCTTCATATGCGACAGTCATTCTATTTTGTTGAATTTTGTTACCTTCTGCCTGATTTAATCCGTCATGTTGCCATTCAGTAATTTTAGGATTTACTAATGTAATTTGTGTATATTGTTGTTGATGCAAACTATATATATCTATTGAATCAAAAAACGGAAGTACTAACTGATGATCTCTTATGCCGTACAAATTATCTACATCATTATATTTTGTATTTCCGTAATTTTTTCCAAAGGCGTTTGCTTCATCTGCGAAATAAAAATTGTAGTAATTCATCCACAGTCTAGTAACTATATCAAGATTATCGTCATGAAATTCAACATTAACCGGAGTATAGGTAATTTTAGTTGGTACTACTGTTTTTCTATTGTATTGATTTAATGTTTCAGTGGCTATTGTAAATTTTGGAAGATCAATTTTTTTAACTAACAGTCCCATGTCACGTTGGTGTTTCTCTTTCCACTCACCGTCTGGAACTGCCTCTGGATTAAGATTAAATTTTACATAATATAAAAATCCAAGTTTAGGAGCATGGCCATAGTTATTATCTACATATAAACGGCTAGCGTGCTGATAGTCTTTTAAAATAGTCGGAGGAGTCCGTCCTAGATATTCATTTAATTTATTTCCCATATTAATATTTAGTCAAATAAAAAGCTCAGGTTTTAAGCTGAGCTTTTTTATTGTTAAGTCAACGATTAACCTGTAGTTAACCCCTGTGCGCCGAATGGACGTACAACTCTACCCACGTCTAGACCAATTCCGCTAGCTGCTCCGCCTGGACCTTCTAATTGAATTGCGTTATCATACGTGATAGTCAATGCAATATCCATAGGATTAGTTGCATCAGCATAATCGCCACCTTGATATGTTGCTTGCTTGATATAGCATCCTAAGAATTCAAAACTTTCAAGTGTAACTGGCTCAAATGCTCCATTGCCACCGTCTAATATTTCAACTCTCATTCTAAATTTATAATCAATACCGGATGCTGCACCACTTTGCTCAAAGAAGTCAAATTGTTTCTGCATTTGCTCGCCAATTTTTTTACTTACTATACCACTAGCATCATCGCGCACTGTTAACTTAGCATCTGCAAAACTATGCTTACCTAGAATTTTAACTGTGCTGTTGTATACAGGAAGTTTAATCTCTTCAAATGAAATGTCAGGGCGGCTAACATTCATGACTTGTTTTGTTAATTCTGTAGACGGTGTACCTGCTACTCCAAAACTATCTAAAGTAACTCTAAAACGAAACTTTAATTTCGGCATCAACAGGCCTTGCGAGCCTGCTGCTTGACTTCCTGAGATTGGTACTGTAAATCTACTTAAACTTGCGATTGGCATATAAATGCTCCTTATTCTTTATTATTTACCTATTATGCGCCTGCTGCAATTTCACCAGTATTTTTCAATCTTAGTGGAATATATATAAATTCAACAGCCTTGACCGGTTCAATAGCAATATCAAGATATAGCTCGTTTCGATCAATTCTTGCAGGAGTGTTATTAGTTTCATCACAAACAACTACGAAATCATACAAGCCGCGTTGTCCTACTAACTCAAGCATTAAACTTTCTGCTGCTGCTTTAATTTCTCTACGTGTTTGTACATCATTTGGTTCAAACAAATATGGTCTTGCAAGGACGTCTAGTTGCTTACGTAGGTAGCAAACTAATCTTGCAACATTAATTCTATCTAATGAACTTGCATTTTTAGCACGGGTGCGTTGTCCGTAAGCTACAATTCCTACCCCAGTTAATGTTGCAATTGGATTAATCGCAACCGCTGGATCTTGCAATACATCACGTAGTGCATTGTGTAATGCAACAGCTTTAAATTCGCCTTCGTCTGTAATATAGCCAACTGAAGTAGCATTATCTACTCCGCCTCTTCGGGTGCCTGCTGGCGCAAACCACGGATAACTTTTTGCATCACTATTAATAATAGTACGCAACATCATATGACTCGGTGGTACAACAATCTTATTACCTGTATTATCAGTAGTGTATCCACTAGGATAGTACATGGCCATGTATTCATCATATGAAACTGCGCCAACATCATCGTTGTCTAATGCCATATTAGTATTCAATCCCCATTCTCTTAATGCTGTTCCTGTTGGCATTAATCTAAATGGTGTGTCACCTAATACAAATGCTGTAATTCCGCGGTCAGTATTAAAAGCGATCATATTTTGAATTGCTTCAGGATATCCTGGAGTTGCAATTAAATTGAAGCCCAACGTATCTGTATCACGAATCGCACTGTTAGTGTCAATTAGTTCTTTTAATGCATTGACTACTTGTGCCCTCTGTGCTAATCTTCCAAACTGCGGGCCGCCATCTTCTGCTACCGGATACTGTGTGTTCCAACGATCCGGCCAATATGACGACATCAATACATTACTTTGTCTTGGATTTTGTTCATTAAGATCGATATATCCTTGTGAATATTTTTTAATATTAAATCCGCTGCGACGAGTATTCCATAGACGCATGCCTTTTGGATATAGTGCAGGATCTGGTGCATCTGGATCTAAGAAGTTACTTGACAATAAGTCTTTGATTGATCCTGCAGGTGGAGTTGTAGCGGTACCACCGCTTACTCCGGCACGAGCGTCAGCAAATAACCAACCATTTGGAGTTGATTGATCCGCAACGTCTTGTTTAACCCAACGTTTACCAGCAGGTAGTGTAGTATTGAATACATATACATTTCTACCATACATATCTACATCACTTGTGTCAACCCAAATATCACCTGTTACTAGTGGGCTACCAGTACTTTGACCAGTTGTATCATCAGGCATTGTTGCGCTAATAATAGGACCAGCTGGATCTGTTGTGACGAATACATTATTGTAGCCTACCCATGTAGTGCCGTTATGATATAAAATATCAACTTCATCTACTACACTGCTATACCATAATGTACCATCTTCTGGAGTAGTAGTTGGTTCCGTACCGGTAGCTTCATACGCTAATGGTTTCCAATTTGTTGCAATAAATGTAAATGGAGTTGACCCAGTATAAAAGTCGTTGCTTGGTGCAGTATATAAATTCGGAGTACCGGTATTCAATACTACATTGTATGCTGAAAATCCTAAAGTAGCCAATGGTGTTAAACTACCGTCAAATATTTCAAATTGACCGCCCACGGAGTGTGTCATGGTTAAAATATTAGTTGTATCGTCCCATGTTGCGCTAACGTATGTTAGGCCCTGTGCAGCTAAAGCACCCGGAACTAACGAACCTAATTTTGATCCATTGGTCGCAGTAGTGATTGTAACAGTTCTCACGGTTGCCCATGTGTCTGTTAAATTACTTTCTCTAATGTTGAACACATAATTAGTGCCAGAGCTAGCAAGAGTTGAAGTCGGTAAGCCTTTAACAGTAGTTGCGCCAGCTGATGCCTTTCTCCACACTTTAAAACTAGCTGTATCAAGTGTATTGTGCGAAGGATTTGACTCGATAAACAATGTTCCTGGTAGGATAAATTTCCCTCCAGTTTTATCAAGTGTGTATGTAGCAGTTTTAACACTGTTATATATAGGTGCAGCTACGCTAACCCAGGACTGACTCCCGCTATTATATAATTTTACCTTCCAATTTGCTCCATTAGCAGGAGTAGTTGTAGTAATCCAAATACTACCACTAGGAGTAGAACTTGTATATGAAGGATAAGTGTAATGTGGACTTATGGTAACTAGTTTGTCGCTATTTGCGCCAAAGTTATCTTGTACTATAGACCATACAGTTGCTGATTGTTTGTAGTATAATTGATTATTATTGGTATTGGTAATAACTATGCAGTAATCGCCTTGTATACCAACCGATGCAGCAGGTGCAGCTACATTAAACTGGTTTGCAGGAGACGTGTCGTTTAATACAATAGGAGTTTTAGTACTAAAACTAGTTGTACTAGAATTCCATTCTTGAATACCATAGACACTAGATGCAGTATCTACCCAATAAGTACCACCTACTGGCGAACCTTCAGGTTCATTGCTTGTAGGGAGCATTTTTGCTAGATCTAAATCTGCACGTACTATGTATGCACGTGAACTTACACCCAATGAACTATATGCTGCTTGGAGCCCATATTCGTTTAATTCATTACCGTGCGATGGGTTACTACTGTTATCAGTATAAAATACCGGTGTACCAAATGTATCTGTTAGATCACGTTGGCTGGTAATTAACCAAACTTTGCCTGCATTGGCTGCGGCGGTACCTAATGCGACGGTGCCGCTAGGATTAATTTTGTCTTGTGCGGACATAACAAATAATAACGGCACCGTACCTGGTGCAGATGGAGTATAAAAACTCTCGTCAATTACGTTTACTTGTACGCCTGGTGATTGCAATGTTGCCATTCTA